CTCCAATTACGGACGGTCAGTCGACCCTCCCACCACCGCAATACACGTTTCGTGCGTAAACGGAATTAAAGGAACTTAAAAGTTCCGATCCCGGGGATCGTAGCGGCTAACGCCACTCGTATCCCCCATGCCAACACGGAGTGAAGGCACGTCTCGTAACAGGCTTACCGTATAGCCCGCGAATCGGCTCCCGCCCATAGGACGGTAAGGGGTCAGCACCGGATGGTGCTGAAAAGAACCCCAAGCGCTCATCGCGAGTGTCGGCACGGCCCATTAGGTTGTATTGCACAAGGGCCACACCCATGGACTGTATGTCGTGGGTAGGTTCGTCGTAAAATACGACAGGCCTTGCACAAAAGCCCTCCCAGCCGTGACCATTGCGGTCACGCGAGACTTCCCAAACAGGAGCCCCAGACTCGAAGTCTGTAGGGTCCATCAGGAAGCCGAGGTCCCCGAAAGTATCGGGTACGCTGGTCCGCCGCCATTGCCCACGGGTCATCCCACGGAGGGATTCCCAGATTGGTTTGAACCTCTCTGGATTGTACCCGTAAACTTGCTTCATCCACAGGCGTAGGCTATTTGCTATCCGTACGGAGTACGGGGTCGCGGAGCCACCTGCGGAATCATCTAGACGGAGGTAGAAAGGGCGGACAGGTTTTCCAAGATAGAAATCCCGTCCACAACTCTCCGAGAAGCCCGTTGCCAAATGGGTCTTCTCTTTGTTCACCTTGAAGCCGAGAAACTCCAAGGCGGCGATGATGTCTTCTGCGTATTCATTGGGGACAATAATGTCGTCCCCGTACACAGCAGACAAAGGCCAGTCTTCCTTTGGCAGGAAGGTACGTACTACGGCGAGGAAAACTGCCGTTTCAAGCGGGAATGTATACCCGTTACCCATGGACGAGTGCTTTTCAAGGCACACATCCTTGCCGTCTATTGACGTGTATGGGCTACGTACAGAATTCAGCAACTCTGCCCAATCGGCATGAGCAAACTGATTGATCAACTGGCGACAGAGACAGTCACTTGCCATCGAAAGATCGATGGTAGCTAGGTTCCAGTCGTACGCCATCTCGGCGAGAAACTGGTTCCATTCCTGCCTGTCTAACATCACCCCAAAACGCTTCAACCTATCAGCGAGGTAATCGCCAATCCCCAACTGAACAAAACTGTTCAAAGCTGGCTCTTTAGCTATCCCGCGGTCGGTCTTAGCATTCTTCGGAACGCTAACCCACTCATTGCCTTGAACCACCTCCGACGACGACTGGTGTTCAAACCAGATATCGCCTTGAATGGCTTTTCGGATACGTGGGTCAGATAACGGCTGTGTAACCGTTAGGGGATCGTCATATTTGGCTGATGCAGGCTTGCTGTAAGCCAAACCGACCAAGGCGCCGGGTCCGAAACGCATACGCGACTCAATGGAACTCAACGCTCCACTTTCGCCGCGCAATGGACCCATCACCGTCCGGAACTGTCGCGTAAAAGTCTCTAACCACGGAGGGTCAGAGTCGCGGCACAAAAGACGGTTATTCGTACCTTGGCAAAGCATCTCGGCTTCATGGAATTTCACCACTGCAGCCGCTCGCTTGTCTACTCCCGTTAAAGGGAGCCGCGGACATTTTGTTAAGATGTCCGAGACAAGGTAGTCCTCAGCATAACGCTCAGGATCCCTGTCGTATTTTAAGGGCTCGCCGAGGGCAAGTAGTGCATCAAAGCACTCATGCTCAAGACAAAGCCAGACAGCGAGAGAGCGAGGAGAGTTAATAACCTCGCAAAGACGCTTGACGACTTCCACTTCGCGGGCAAATATGCCAGCATGCGATGAATTTCGCATTTTGATGCTCCAGGGCAGTGCCCTCCCGTAAATGGGCAGGGCAGGAACCGACGTCTGTCGGCTCCATTCCACTGAGGAACGCCATCGGAGTTCAGGCTTTCGCCTTCACCCTTAGGCCCCGAATCCATTAGGAAAGGACCGGGATAGCGTTCTCGACGTATGCCTCAACAGCCGTGGAAGCGAGCAGAGCCCGCGCCATGGCCAAGAGGTCTGCCCGCGTCAAAGCTGACGCTCCGCCACCGTAAATAAAACGGCATTGGAATAAGGGCGTTTCTGACACGGACACAACGCCCGTATCAGCGTCGGTGACCTCGACTGGGATTTCCAGCTTAAGGTCAACTCGCAGCGGAGCCTGCATAGTCGAAGGACGAAGCCCCATGGTAATGCGGGCTTGCCCAGCGATCGTGCTGGCAACTGACGTCTCGACCATCTTGGTCGAGGCCATGGAAGCATCCCGAACTGTGAAAGTGCGGTTTGCAGCAAGAGAGTCCGTGAGGACTAGTGTGGTCATTTTGACACCTAGGCTTGTAGTGACTCGTCCACCTTAACGGAGGTTGAAATCACGTAGTTGATGAAGAAGAGCCGTAGCATTAGCTAATGGCCTCCACGACTGGGAAGGTTCCCAGAACGCTCCAAGCTTTATGCCTGGGGCGGATACAAAACGCTCTCGATGGTAATTCCTCGAGCGCATCTTGCCTGGGGATAGAACCGTGCCGAATCCCGTCATGGGTATACAGCACTTACAGGTTTGTCCCCAATTGCGACTGAATGTGTCGGGCGTTCGAATAGCCCAACTGGTCGCACGAGTGGTCACAGTACCCCTCACAGATGAAATGCCAGAGTAGGCATCCAAAAGCGTCAGATGATCACCAATCGGTATTAACCAATCGATGACGAAACTGAACGGGATCATCTCCCATATCCATTCTGCCGGATTTCCCGGAGTAATGGTCTGGCCAATAACATCGTGCCAGGATGGGATGACGTACGCTATAACTCGCTGCTCAATTCGGCAACTCGTCTGTTCACGTACGTTAACAGGCTGGAACAGCCAAGGATCAGAGATCATCCGATCGCTGGAAGACAGTTCCTCACCTTGTGTGGTGAATGAGATCCGCTTAACAGGCGGCTCAAAGTCTGCGTGACCAATCTTGAGAAGGATGTCGTTAAGGGTGCCCAAAGTGGGAGCAATCCCATAACTATCTAGAAGCCAAGCCGACGAAACGTCGCCTAGCCCTAGATGGGTACGTCGCGCATTAGCGGTAAATAAACCACGGAACGCGGCAGTACACCCTCTCCTTCGACGCACACACCTAGCGAGCTCCTTAGCTGCATACCAGAGCTTCTTCGATAAAATCGAATAACACTCTACGGCCTCACGGTATTCCGCGAGATCCGACGCAATATTGACCCGAAGGTCTTTAACGCGGGCTGCTAGCTCATTCTCCCAAGGAGGGAGATAGGGAGGTACCGGGTTTGGAAACCCGATTTCTCGGTCAGATGTGCAGGTCCCTGTGTTCCCAACGCAGCGGTTGCGTTCCCCAAATGACTGAAAGCGCCAGTGTCCCCTATGTTCATAATAGGTTTCAAAGGGCCCCCAATCGGTGGGGTTCGACCAAATCGGTCGAGGACGCGGGCGACTAACGGCACTAGGTTCTGATCGACGCTCAACCCCGATTACTCGAGGGCCAACGTCTTTATATTGGGACCAAGCGCCATCGCACACGATAGTGTGCCAGTCTGGAACGAACAAAGCTCTTTCCATAAGAGTCGCAGCTGCAAAGAGGGTAACAGGATCATCCCTAAGGATGTCAATACCAGGACGGTATCTAGGCTTTTTGCACGAAACGTGCTCCGTGCCTTAAACGGACAGAGGTTCTGCGTAAGCAGCCCTCATCGGGAACGATTTTGATCATTGATCAAGGGCGTTCCC